ACCGCAGGACACGCAAGAGATAATACAATTAAACATCCAGCACCATTTTATAAGGACTTACCAAAATATTATATAAACTTACTGACAGACGAAAATGATTTGTGTGTTGATATTTTTAGTGGTATAGCAACGACTGGTTTAGCGTGTAAGGAATTATCAAGACAATATATTGGGTTTGAGTTAAATGAGAAATACGCAGAGTTTAGTAAAACAAGAATAGAAAATGAGACAAATTAAAGGAACAATTAACACAGAGGACCCATCAATACACTGGTCCTTTTTACCTGTTGATGGTGAGACCATCCTTGATTTAGGATGTGGTATTAATAACAACGAACACTTACCAACCCCGATGTATTGGGTACAGAAAGGTGCCAGACAAGTTTACGGTGTGGACCCATCACAAGAAAGTTATAATTGGTTTAACACAAACTTCAAGGTTAAGAACTTCTTACCGATAATGGACTATGTTGATAGACTAGAAAAGTTTGAGTTGTATTTCAACGCAACCAAACCATCTGTTGTAAAGATAGATGTAGAAGGTAGTGAGATATTCCTAATGGGAATGAAACCTGAATTGTTACAAGGTGTTCGTCATATCGGAATTGAATATCACAATTTGAGTTGTCTGTTAGCGTGTGAACACTTACTAAGAGATAATGGATATGAATTATCCTACTACAAGTTTGACCATTTGGACATAGACTATCAAGGTGTATTACACGCACACAAGAAGAATGTAATTGTTAAACAAAGACCAATACCACAAACCCCTGAAGAAAAACATACACAAGATATGGAAGACTGGTCCAACAATCTTGATGACTACCATAAGTTAAACAATTTATGAGAATAGAATTTGTAATACCGACATATAATAGACCTGATAATTTGATGGTTATACTATCATCACTTGTTTGCCAGACAAATAATAATTGGACCGCACACGTTGTGATAGACGGAATAACAAATGAGTATAGAAAGGTTAAGGATATATTCCAAGATAACAAACAAATTAGATTTAGTCATTTAGATACCAATCATAACGATTGGGGTCACACACCAAGACAATATGGATTGGACCACGCAACAGAGGAGTGGGTTATAATGACGGGTGACGATAACTACTACGTACCTGTATTTGTAGATGAGATGTTGAAGAACTGTAATGGTACACACTTTGTCTATTGTAATATGGTACACAATTGGGTGAATAATGATTATATCCCTGTTGATAGTGAACCAAAGACATACAGAATTGATATTGGAAACTTTATGGTTAAGACAGAACTAGGTAAAACAATTCAATTAAGAAAAGAAAGGAACGAGGCGGATGGGATTTATGTTGAGGAGTTTCTAAAAAAGTATCCTGAATTAAAACCGAAGAAGGTAAATAAAATATTATACGTACACAACTAATGAAGATAAAACTGTTTAAACCACATACCAAACAAAGAGAATGTATCAATCGTATTACAGAAACGAATTGTAAGTACATCATTATTGATTGTGGTCGTCAGTTTGGTAAGTCATTATTGGCACAGAACTTATTATTGAAGTGGGCGTTAGAAACTCCAAACTCAACAGGGTTTTGGGTGTCACCGATTTACTCACAGGCGAAGAAAGTATTTGACGAATTAGTTAAGGCGTTGAAACCTACAGGACTAATGACAGGAACAAATCGTTCAGAGGTATGGATTAAATTAAACAACGGTTCAATCATACACTTCAAGTCAGCGGAGAAACCTGATAATCTCAGAGGTAATACATTAGATTTTTTGGTGATGGATGAGGCAGCGTTTATGAGAGACGAGGTTTGGAATGAGATATTAAGACCAGCAACACTTGTAAAAGGTAAACGTATCTTATTTATCAGTACACCAAAAGGAAAGAATTATTTTTATACATTATATAACCGAGGTATGTCAGCAGAATTTCCTGACTACCTATCACTTAAATACACATCATATGACACCCCATTTATCACGGAGGATGAGATTAACGAGGCGAAAGTTACATTACCTACTGACATTTTTAATCAGGAGATTATGGCAGAGTTTATTGAAGACGGTGGTGAAGTTTTCAGGAATTACTCTAATAGTCAAATACTTCAAAGGTGGACCGAACCAATCCAATCAGAAAGATACTTCGCAGGAATAGACTTAGGAAGACAGAACGACTTTACTGTGGTTACAATTGTAAACAACTTTGGACAGATATGTTACATCTACAGAGAGAGAAGAAACAATTGGGTTAATATCGTTGACGAGATTGTAAGAGTATTACAGAGATATAACGCAAAGGCGTTGGTTGAGGTGAACAGTATTGGTGATGTGATATACGAACAGATAAGAACAAAGTATCACAAGATAGAACCATTTACCACCACATCAAGTAGTAAAGACGAGATAATAAATAACCTTATTGTACAGATTAACGACCAACAATTGACATTACCAACCAAAGACTTGTTTGAACCATTAGACACCGAATTAAGGGTGTTTACGTTTGAATATAGTACCAAGAGTAGAAAGGTCAAATACTTCGCACCACCAGGTTTCCACGACGACTGTATTATGTCCTTGGCAATGGCGGTGGAATGTAAGAAGACATTAGTAGGAAGAAAATACGTAGTAGTATGATAAATTATATAAAGGTAACGGTAGACGATATAGATTATGAACTACCAAAAGAAATTACGGTAACTCATTACGGTGAGTTGATGAGAAGAATGTCTTTATCTGAAACTGAGATTGAAAAGGCACACGATGTTATTTGTGTAATGTTGGGTATCCCATATTCAATCATCAGAGAATTTGAAAAGGATAAGATGGCAGAATTATCCATTTATATCCAAAATAGGATTAGTGAATGTGATGTACCATACGAACCTACCTTCAATTGGAAAGGGACCGAATATGGGGGTCTAATAATGAATAAGATGAGTTTTGGTGAGTACATAGATATGGTCAGTTATGTCAACGACCAAAATTCCATATATATGAATATACACAAACTGTGTGCGATATTATATAGACCCATTCTAAATAAGACAAAAGAGAAGTACACCATCAAAGAATATAACTTGGATGACCACGAAGAATTATCCGAGAAGTTTAAGGACTTACCATTAAAGTATTTCTTTGGTGTGTTCAAGAACCTGTTCACCTATCTAAAACAAATGAGAAAAGAATTTGAGGTATTGTTCGGTGAGGAGGAAGATGATATTAAAAAACCTGAAGATGATAAGGAGAAGAAAGAAGAAAAAACAAACCTACCTTGGTACAAAATGATTATGGCGTTAAGTGATGAAGACTTTACCAAAATTGATTATGTAACTAGTCGTCCTGTTGTTGAATGTTTCAACCATCTTACATATATAAAATTAAAGAACGAGGACGAGAAAATGAGATTATTACAGCAACAAAACAAAATGAACTTATTATGAGTAAATTAAAAACATTCAGAGGTTTCGTCAGAGATATAAAAAAGATATACGAGAAACACGAACAGATAAAAGACTTTGGATTTGGTTTTATTGAAGATGTAACATTCAAAAAGGAAGGTGAGGGTAAAGTAGATTATCCTTACCTCTTCGTTATTCCTGATAGTTCAAATGTAGATGAAAGACAATTACAATATAGTGTTAGATTGATTATGATGGACAGAGTTGTTAATTACACCGATGAGAATATGTTGGATGTAATGTCAGACACCAATCAAATCTTACAGGACGTTATAGCACAGTTCAAATATTCATACACCGCACAAGAAGGTGATTATAGTTACATATACGATATTGACACACCAGTTCAATTACAACCCTTCGCAGATAGATTTGATGATTATGTAGCAGGTTGGTTCGCAACCATAACCATTACATTAGGTCAAGGACTTGACAGATGTATAGCACCATTCAATGACTTTGAATAATGGCAATACCTGAAAGACTAAAACTAAGACAGAAACTACAAAGGTCCGCACGAGAGTGGATTAGAATTTTTGGTGAAGAAATGGACCAACCAAGACAAAAAGGTTTGGGTAATGACGGAGCACCAAAAAGTAGATTTAGTCCTGTTACAGCACCAACAACAGCGTCAGGTAGGTCAAAGGAAATTAGTTATGAGATTATAACAAATGACGATGGTAATTACGAAATTATATTCGGTTTACCAGGTTATATCTTAGCGGTAGATGGAGGAGTAAGAGGTGGTAGATACCCAAACACAAAAGGTGGTGGATTGGTAAGGTCATTAGTTAATTGGATTGAAACAAAGAACATAAGAACAGAATTATCCACTTTATCCTTGGCGTTCGCAATAAGAACGAATATATTAAAGGAAGGTATAGCACCGACCAACATTCTATCAATCGTAAATGAAAGATTTATAAATGAATATGGGGAACAGATAGCGGACGATTATATGACAAGTATGGAAGATTATATAATTGATAATATAAAAAGATTAGAAGAAAGATATAAATAATATGATAAG